CAGGTCGCCCGTGTGCTTCAAGACGAACTTATAGGCACCAAGGACATTAAGATTAGGGAACAAATAGGCACAGGTGCCATACCCAAAGAATGTATCATAACAGACACTATGCGCTGTGATGGTGCCAATGTTATTGGTGTGGAAATACGACATTCCAGCGGTTCTAACTCTTATTTGCTATTTGGAAACTACACACAGGAAGTTAGAAATCTACAGGGTTTCAAGTTGGACTTTGTGGTGTTTGATGAACAACCACCAGATGATGTATTCTCAGAACTTGTGACACGTACCGCTACCACACAGGGTCAGGTTTTGTGTTCATTTACACCCTTAAAAGGTTTGAATGGTCTTGTAAGTAAGTTTTGGTATGAAGAAGAAGGCTATGAACACGTAAGAGTGGCTTGGGATGATGTGCCAGAATATGATCCTTGGGGAGAACCATTCCTATTGAATACCACACGACGACAACTGGAGCGTGATTACTTGCCACACGAGCGTGAAGCCCGTATTGCTGGTATTCCTGTTATGGGTCAAGGTGCTGTGTTCCAAATCCGCAACTGGCCTACCTATAAGACTGGTGATTATGACTTTAAGTCTATGAACAATATATACCGTATCCTGGCCTTGGACTTGGGCTTGGTTAGAGATAAGACCGTGATTAGCCTAATGTATTGGAATCCACGTGAACAGGAAGCATGGCTACATAGTCAACTTGTGGTCAAGGGCACGGAAGAAGCCAATCCCCTAAACTATATAAATCATTTAATACGCCCTGAAGTATTTGGTTGCCCCATTGTTCTACCCAGTGATGCCAACACAGCGGGACGCTATACTATGAGTGCCCTAAGCCTAAGACAACTATTTCAAGAATATGAACTTAATGTTTTAGACAAGCCCATTATGAATCCACCTGACGCAGAGGGCAAGGTCAACAATCATAAAAGTTTTGGAGTCAACGTTATGCGCCAAATGTTGGAGATGGCCACACTACACGTTAATGAAAACTGCGTGGAGTTTCTACGAGAAGCCAAAAACTACTTTGTGGATGAACGTGGTCGCTTTAGTGATCCAGATGATTGTATTGATAGTGCCCGTTATGCTTTATTAGGTTGCCTAAATGGTTGGAGTGAACCCTATGATGGTAAAAATCCTCGTCAGCGTTTTGAGGAGTATAAGTTAATGTATAGTCGTAGGTCAAATCCCCAAGAAAAGCCAGAATGGAAGCGTGTTTATAGCCCAGATAATGGAATGCTATAAATAAAGAATAACCTGATTAGGAATACCCAATGTTTGATAAAAGCCACTTCGTCACTAATGACATACACAATCCCAAAGGAGCGATGGATCGTTTCCTTCATATGAAACGATTATTGGATCAAAAGTGTGCGGCTAACCTACGCTTATTAGCCACTAAGAATAATATCAACCGTGCCAGTGATTATCACTACTTGAATCTTGCTGTGACTCAAAGTACAGAACCAGTGAATGGTATGGATTATATTCACCCTGTGGTCAAACCCAATGTGGATTATAGCACTGCTGTGATTTCAAAGGGTCTAGTTCAAAATGGTGAAATCAACTTTGAGTTTATTCCTGACAATGAAGATGATAGAGATGCAGCCCGTCAGGCCACTGAAATGGTTCATAAGATTGTCAACCAAACCAATGATCCACACCAACTACTACAACATTGGATTATGGATGCACTGCTACACAAAAATGGCGAGATGTTGATTAGTCCACATAGAGAACCTATCACACGCTACATTACCACTAGAGGCACACGAGATCAACTACAGGCCTTTGAAGCACAGGCCGCAGACTCTGGACTAACAGCACTAAGACAAAAGCGTCGCAAGCATAGTTTAGATCACGATCAAGTTATGCGTGAAACACAACAATGGGCACAAGGCGCACACGCAGATCAACATCGTCAGCGCATTGATTCAGTTATGGATGCACTACAACGCAGTATGGACGGTGATGACCAAGCACTTGAAGAAAGTGTAAATGCTCCAGAAGATAATATTCAACTCAATGAAGGTGATCAGGCCATTAGAGACAGCATCAGTAGAAACACTATCTATGAAGCAGACTATAAACTAACTGGCTATAACCTAACCGTTAAGTTCCGCCCCATCAGCCAACACTATTGGATTTGTAATCCCACTATCATTGAAATCCAGGAGCAAGACTTCTGTGGATTCTATGAACCTATGAGTATTCAAGAAGCCACTGAACGCTATCCTGACCTAAACTTACCCAAGTTTATGGAACACGCAGAGTTCAGTAATGTGGGTGCTTACCAAGCAGGATCATTGTTAAACAATCTTGCCATTCACGCTAGAGATAGTGTGCCAATCAATGGCCTACCACAACAGGGCTATGCTGCCCAAGAACCAGAAGCACGTCAGGTCACTATTCTAACCACTTGGAACCGTTATGACATTGATGGTGATGGTGAACTAGAACTTGTGGAACTTATCTTCAGTGGTTCATACATTATTTCAGTGAGAGAAGTAGAGTTTATTCCCGTGGCCAATATGGTACCAAGACCATTACCACAAAACTTCTACGGTATGAGTTTGGCAGAAACCCTAGTTCCAGCACAAGAATACGCTACCTCCGCTCATAGAGCAGAGATTCTTCTGGGCTTGCTCACAGCCACTCCACGCATTGGTGTTAAACCAGACCGTGTGGACTTTGAAGAACTAGCAGACGGTGAAGCCGCTATCTTTATTTTAGATAGTAAGTTTGATCCAGCCACAGACGTTTATCCAATGCCTCCTCCCAGTGGCAATCTTCAGTTCCTTGAAGTGGGTCTAAGCCGTATACAACAAGACACTATGGCTCTTGTGGGTATGACCACTCCCACAGATACATTTAATCCAGAAGTTATGGATGCTGGCAACTCAGGTGCCAAACTACAACTGGCTATGGGACCCAATCAGATTATTCAAGATAACATTATCAAGAACTGCGCTGAAGCCCTTAAAGATGCCCTATGGTTGGTATGGCGTACATTGATACAATACAGCGATGATTATGGTGTTAAGAAACTGGCACAACAATTCCACCCAGAGAAAAAAGCAGAGTTCTTAGATGGCAAATCATTTGATGATATGAACTTCTGTGAACGTAAGATCATACACATTGATCTTGCTCTAGGTATGGCTTCTGAAGAAAACGCACTACAACGTCTACAGATTATCAAACAGATTCAAACACAACTAACACAGGAAATCACTGCGGGTGTTCAAAGTGGTGCCCTAACACCACAGGCCTTTGCCAAGACACGCAGACCCTATGAGGATATGTTGTATGTACTGGGTGTTAAGGAAGTTGATACCTATCTACCCACTGAACAAGAAGTTATGGAAATGGCACAACAGGCACAGAAAGCCGCTGCTAACCAACCTCCTAACCCAGAGGCTATCAAGGCCAAGGCTGATGCTGAATATACACAGGCCAAGACACAAGAACTCATGGCTAACTTGGCTGGTAAGAGTCCAAGAAGTCAAGTTGACCTAGCACAGGCCAATAAGTTGAATAGTGATGTTAGTGGTACCAGTGCTGACAAGCAGTTGGATTCAATCGCTTTGACACGCCAGCACAAGGCCACTAACTATTGATAAGGATTTGTAAGGAAATGAAGGGAAATGATTATAAACGAAGAATTAACACAGGCTTTTAACCAGAAACCAAAACTTGATATAAATAGCATTAAGAAAATGTCTCCAGGACAACTGGATGGTGTTAAGGTCTATGGTAGCGCGGCAGAGAACTTGTTGAGAAACAAAGACTTTGCCTTGTTTATTCATCACTACAAGTTTGATCTAGCAGCAGAACTCTCTGCTATATCAGGTTTCAGTGATGCGGATAACCAAAAAAGAATTAGCATTGCCCACAATCTAGGGGGCATTGATAAGTTTATAGACAGCCTAAAAAGGGCTGTATATTTTAAAAACCTAGCGGTAAGCCAACAAGCCCCGCAACAAGAGGAAAATTTAAATGAGTGAAATATTAACGGATACGCCTAATGTCGTAAATGACACGGCCAATGTTCAAAGTCCAGTTCCTTCAATGGATTCAATAGCCCAGAAAATGGCCGCAATGCGTAACCAGGCTCAGGCTACCGTGAAGACTGAACCAGGTGCTACTGATGAGGCAAAAGCAGAAGCCCCTGTGGATCCTGAAGGTTCTGAACCTTCCAGTGTTAATCCAGAAGATGATGAAACCACGGAAACAAGTGGTGAGGCAGCAGATGAAGGTTCAGCCCCTAGTGAAGACCAGGTAAGCGCACCAGATTCCACAGCACAAGAAGTTATTGACTTCCTGGAGTTCGCAGAAGAGAACCCCAACGCTAAGTTTAAGTTTATGCGTAATGGTAAGGAAATGGTTATTGATGCCAAGCGAGCCGCAGCCATATTGGGCCAAGGTGGAGCCATACATGAAGAAGCCAGGGAACTTAAAGTTCAAAAGGCAGAGTTTGAAGAATACTTGAAAGAGCAACGTGCTCAACAAGAAGGTTTGACTTTGGCCATGGAGTTTACGGTTCGTCCACAACTTCAAAAAGCCTATGACGAGATATTGAAAACGCAGGGATACCAAAATACATTCCAGCAGCAGTTAGCCGCTGCCAATGCTCGTGGTGATTATGCCACAGCAACACGCATACAGGCCAATATGCAGCAGAATGAACGTTGGATTCAGCAACAGAATGCCACAATACAACAACTGAAACCTAATCTGGATCAGTTTTATAATATTCGTAAGCAGCAGGTTGCAGAAGTCCTTGAACGTAATCGTAAATCATTCCAAGATAAGGAACTGAAGAACGAATATGTTTACAATGAACTACGTGAAAAGGTTGCGAAGAACTGGGATGGAGCCAAGAACCAACTAGTGCCAGGTATTGATAACATTGATTTGATCAGCAGTGATGAACACATTATGAGCCTAATCAAAGATGGATTCAAATACAGAGAAAAACCATCAACCAAATCTGCTGGTAGTAGTATTGCGGCCTTGACTAATAAAAAATCCAGTCTAGGTAATACTAAAACACAGGGACAAGCAAACTTCCAGGAACTTCAAGAGAGAGCCAATAAGGGCGATCGTAAAGCCCAGGATAATCTATTAGTCGCAAAGTTAAACGCTATGCGAGGACGTAGATAAAAAAACAATTTAGACATTACAAAAGGAAAATATTATGTCACAAATCGCAACATCCGCAATTGGTAATGGTACCACAGCCTACGCAAGTGATATCGTTGTCAAGGATCTAGACTTAGATGTATCTAACCGTGTTAAAGATGACACACCCGTGTTGAATATGGCTATGGCCAAGAAACGTAAAGTTGTTTCTACATTGCCACTATGGACCAATGACGTTTATCGTTTACCAGCAACACAAGCCAACAAGGAAGGCGCTTCAGTGACTTCCAGTTTGGCAGAAAGCAATCAACGTGCTAACTTGGGCAACTACACACAGATCTTCAGTACCGTTATTAGCGCTACTGGTTCTGCTCGTGCTGTTGAACAATCAGGTGGAGACCCACAAGCATATCAAGAAGTCAAGCAGTTGATTGAATTGATGTTTGACGTTGAAGCACAAATCGTTCGTGCTGACCAGATTGGTACCAAGTACGGCGGTCAAAATGGTTCTGCAGGTGGCCTAACTGGTGATCAACAAACTGGTCGTCGTTTTGGTTCATTGAATAGTTTTGCTGCTACTCATAGTTTTAACACTACAGGTACAAGCACAAGCACATTCACTACCTACGTAAACAACGAAACTTCTGACAGCGCTACTACCTATGCTGGATTGTATATTGGTGGACCTACTGGTGCTAGCCTAGGTTCTTGCTACTACAGCGCCAGCGATGAAGTTAACAGCCAGTTCTATCCTGCTATCTATAAGCAGTTGGTCACTGCCGCTGAAAAACGTTTCAACGCTAAGATCCGTACCGTGGTTGCTCCAACAAGTTTGAGAACTCACTTATCTGACACAATGCCAACAAGTCGTGGTATCAACCGTGTTAATAGTGAACGTGGTGACACTATTCAAACTTATGAAGGCGACTTCAACTACACTTATGAAATCTATGATTCTTGGATTATGGATCAAGTTGGTGTTAGCAACAACATTTACTTCTTGAACGAAGAAGTGCTACAATGGGGTTCTTTACGTGATCTAGGACCTAACAATGAAATCTTCTCAAATGCTGATGCTAGTTTGGATCAGTTCATTATGGAAGGTACATTGATCGTTCGCAACCCAGCAGGCGTGGCCGTTCTACACGACATTTCCGCTACTGCTGCTGCTCCAAGCCTAAACAGCCAAGGCGCTGGCCCACTACGTGCGGCTACTGCTGTTGCTCGTTTAAGCACATGGGGTGGTTCTGCATTCTAATCCTAGTGATTAGATGTCAACCAAAAGGGGCTACGGCCCCTTTTATTATGGTTCAATAACCCTAAAATCAAGACAGCATAAATAAACGGCAAGGAAGATGAAATGAGACCAGAAGATGAATTTAGCCTAAACAATCCCAACGCCAGTATGTTGGATGATAGTGATCCAGAAACCAATCTAGATTACACACGCAGAGATCAAGGCGGCATCATTACTTCTAACAATGGAATGGCAGATGCTTTACTACGCAATGATAAACTATATCGTAGTTTAAAAGGTGATTGGAGCAGAGAAGGTTGGAATAAAAGCGGCAACATTAAAACTACCACAGGTAGAGAAGATGGTAAGTTTTATGTTAAACGTGAACAAATGAATACAGAAGCGGTAGCAGAACGCTGCCGTTTATATAGAGAAGCAGCAGAGCGTGGAGTTCCAGATCCTATGGCACCTTTGGATGACAGCGGTGGCCTAGCGTGGAAATGGATGGATCTACCCTATGTGATAGAACAAAGGATCAGTGATGACTATTTTGGCGGAATGCGTTGGAGCACTATTAAAAGGGACAAGATCCTTAAAGCACAATTCTATAGAGTGGTACAACAAGAATATCCAGCCTATGTTTGCTACCCTGGTGGCAAGTTGCCAATCCCTATTGAAGTCCCATATCCTACCAAACGCGGCCAACAAAGATTCTTCCAAGGACGATAAACAATGAGTCAAATAGCAGACGCAAATTCTCTAGTAAGTTTTATACAAAGTTTTACTGGCAGTCAAAATACAAATGAAATAAAAGAATGTATCTTCTTGGGTGAGATGATGATGCGTAATCTAGAGTTGCCCATTATGCGTAGTGATCCCTATGCCAGTGCCTTTATTGCCACTGCTGATGCTCACGGGCGTATTGCTATTCCTGGTGATATGTTAAAACCCATTTTATTCTTCAAGCAGGGTGGTGTAGATCCATCAAGTAGTCTTGGTCCTTGGATTGTCTATGACCGTATTGGTGATAGAGACATTATCACAGAAGGCCTGATTGAAAGTCTATACCTAAAACCCATTAACATTCCCGCTGTGTATCGTGGCAAGTTCAGTGAAGTGGGCCAACAATATCAGTTCTTACCTGCTGTCAGTGAAGGCGACCAGATTAATCTATACTATTATAGAACTTGGCCCACATTGTTTTCCACAGACATCAACGGTAATCCTATTCTAAATAATGGTGTACTACAGACATTCCCAGAAGGCTATGTCTATGCTACACTACACAACTATTATCTAAAACGTAAAAGTCCTGATGATGCCAATATGTACAAGGCCAAGTTTGAAGAATCAATGAACATCATTGAAGATCAAAACAGCAAAGGTAAATGGAGTGGTGGCCATAATAGATTGACTTCAGTATTCCAACCACGCAAAGATCGTCGCTTTACTGCCAAATAAGGACTAGACGATGCCTTCATTATACGGTAATACCACAACATTCATAGTAAGCAGTACACTATCAAATAGTCTCTATGCCTATGCCACCACGGGCAGCGTAATCACAGGCACGGTTCAAAATAGTGTTATGACTTCCTTATATCAAGGAGGTTTCTTACCACAGCCCACTAACGCAGAACTAATATTAAACTATTTGGACAACAATGGCGATGTTCAGTTCTTCTTAGATCCTGCTTATGGCAACAATAAGATCTATGCTATTACCACAGGCAGTCAAACCACTGCGTCTGTGACCGCTCTAGCACGCGAAGCCATTAGTGCTGGTCAAGGTATTGCCTATAGTAAAATCACTGGCATTATATCTGCTACTAATGTTAACTTGTTTGGTGACTATGTGGTCAATGGCAATGTTATTACCAATAGTAGTAATACCAATATTGATTTTGTGACCAATAATGAGACTTGGTCATTTAACGCAGATGGTTCAACCAGTTTCCCCAACTATGTATTTCCCGCAGCATCTGGTAGTTCATTTCAAACTCTAGCCAATGATGGTGCTGGACATTTATTTTGGAACACAGGCACTATCTACACTACAAGTACCACAGATTTATTTGCTGGCAATAGTATACAAACCGTATTCACATTGACCAATACACCTATTGGACAAACTTTTGTTAATGTGTTTGTTGGTGGTGTATATCAAACTGCTCCTACAAGTTGGACACTACAAAATCAAAATGAGATTGTGTTTAGTCAAGCACCTCCACCAGGTACCTTTGATAATCCACTTAACATTGAAGCCAACTATAGTGTTTCCTATGCTCCTCCTGTAATATTGGGTGTTAATAAAATCATTGCTGGTCAGGGTATCAGTACCAATACCAGCACAGGTGTGGTCACTATTACAGGATCACAAAATCTAGATCAAGTTCTAACCCTGGGCAATCAATCAACCAGTAGCATTAACTTATTGACTGCTGTTAATAGTATGAACTCTACAGGTATAGCCCTTAATGATACAGGACTTTATGCTGTAAATCCCCAGGTAATTCCAGGTTTTGGAGTATCAAGTACCATTGACTTTGGTATTTTAAATCCTGGTGCAGGCACAACGACATTATTACAAATGTTTAAAGGACGAGCAAATCTTGGAGAACCCACTTACTTTGCTCCTTCTCAAACAGGAATGGATCTTGGCACCACCAGCACATATGGATCTGGATTTAACAATCTTTATCTAAACAATAACTTTGTTTGGAATAGTGCCACAATAGTTCCTCCCACAGGTTCAACAAATACATTCTTACGCAATGATGGTACTTGGGCTGTTCCTCCTGGAGGCGGTGGCACTGGCACCAGTGGAGTAAGCAGCATTACGGCTGGCAGTGGTATTAGCATTAATACTTCAACTGGCAATGTCACTATTTCTGCTACAAATACAACAACTCCATTCACAGGCACTTATGTCAGCAACATTGTTGCTGGTCAGGGTATTAGTATTAATACATCTTCTGGTGTTGTGACCATTACTGCCACAAATACAACAACTCCATTCACAGGCACTTATGTTAGTAATATTCTTGCTGGCAGTGGCATTAGCATTAATACTTCAACTGGTGCTGTGACCATTAGTGCCATTAATCAAGGTGGTGGAACTAACACAGGCACATCAGGCAACTATCTAATATCCAGTATTGTAAACTCTAATACCAATGTGACATTGGGCAACTTAAATGTTCAAATAGGATTAACAGAGCGTCAATATTCTACCTCTACGGGATATACCTACCTAACTTGGGCTCCTAAGTTTAGTGTTAACACTGGCACACTAACCGTGGGTATGGCAGATGGTGATAATATAGGTACAGAAGGCAGTGGAACAAACGATACCGTAGTTCTTTCTGTCACTCCTCAATTTGTTGCTTGGAACGGTGGAAATTTAACAACAGGTCCTTGGGTTGGAGCAACATTGTGTAATGATCAACCTCCAGATAATCAGTTGCACGATGCTAACTATGTCTACATTATAGATCACGCAGGCTTAAACTTTTGGCGAGTTGAAATGTTGACCCAAATGCCTAGTATTGGTGCCTTGGGTTCTAGTCAGTTTGCTATTAGTATTCAACAACTTGTAGCCAATGGACAAAGTGTGATTCCTGGTAATTCAAGTACTCAATATATTAATATTACCAATAATGGTAATAATATTGCTCTTGGTAATAGTGCTGGCCAAACTGGACAAAGTGCTGGTGCTGTGGCCATTGGTGGTAATGCTGGTCAAACTAATCAAAGTAATCAGGGTATAGCCATTGGTGTAAACGCTGGTCAAACTAATCAAAGTAATCAGGCTATAGCCATTGGTTATAATGCTGGCTCTAATAATCAAGGTACTAATGCCATTGCTATTGGTGCTTGGGCTAGTTATAGTAGTCAAGCAGCAAATAGTATTATTATTAATGCCTCTGGTGCTATTACCACAGCCACTACTACATCAAGTTTTTATGTTAAACCCATACGCCATATTTCTACAAGTACCCTGCCATCAGGTTTTTACAATATGGCCTACAATCCCACAACTGGTGAAATAATCTACTGGAGTTAAGACATGGCACTAACACTAATACAAAATGGAATGATAGCCCCTGCGGCAGT